CAACCCAAAACCCGACCGCCGTGTCAATCAAGATCGAGTTACGTCGTGGCGCGGCTGGGCAATTTGGCCTAAGGACCTGATTATTGTCGCCGACAGATCGCCAGACAACGGCCAAACCCGAGTCACTGCACGTGGCGCGTTTTTGGCAGACTCTTTGCTGCCGTGGGATATCGGATATCAGCAGTTGACTGAGGCGCTAGAACCTATAGCGGAGGCTCCGTCGGACTTTCTGCGCCGAGTCAGCGGATCAAGCGCCGGAAACGTAGCATTAGAGATCTTAGATCGCTTGCTGACTGTCGACGCTGTTAGAGATATGTACAAAGAGATACAAAGAGCGGACTAAGCGGGGACAAAAAAAAAGGAGAAAAATCGTGGCTGAGCTAGACAGAACGAGAAATCAAGTACTTCGCTACCGCGGAGGAAGCGGTCAATGCAGCTTGCGAAGAAGCAGAGGAGAACAGCACTGATATCGACGCTCAACTATGAAATACGAGACTGACCAAGCAGCATGAACGACAGAAAACGAGTGCTTAAAATCAATTAGGCAAGAGGAGACGAACGTGAACGCGAAAGAAAAGAGGATCAGAGCTGCCACAAACCTAGAGAAGTTGCCCGAGAGCTGCGCGTCGAAACTGCTATCAAACGGACAACCTATTATCATTAAGAAGGGAGAGCTCGGGTACTATCCTGCTTCGTCCGAGCTGGACGTTGAGTCGTA